GAAGACGCCGGAGACGCGCGTCAGACGGCTACGGGAGCTTTGATTGACGGCCACGGGGTGTAGTCGATGAGATGGAACATGTCCGGCTTGTAGTCGAACAGGCTATCCGCCTTGTCGATTTCCATATGCGGCCACGGGCGTGGCTCGCGCGACAATTGTTCGCACACTTGTTCCAGATGGTTCAAATACACGTGCGTGTCGCCGCCGACCCAAATGAACCGTCCCGGCTCCAATCCGGCCTGTTGGGACATCATCATGGTCAGCAGCGAGTAGGACGCGATGTTGAACGGCACGCCCAAGAACATGTCCGCCGAACGCTGATACAGTTGGCAGTCCAAAAACTTGTTGCCGCGCACGTGGAATTGGAACAGGGCGTGGCATGGCGGTAATGCCATTTCGTCCAATTCTCCCGCGTTCCATGCGGATACGATGATTCGACGGCTGGACGGGTTATGTCGGATAAGGTCGAGCGCGTTCGACAATTGGTCTACCGTGGTGCCGTCGGTTTTATGCCATGAACGCCATTGGACGGGATACCCTTTGCCAATTGTTCCGTCCGGCAACACCCATTCATCCCAAATGTGGACGTTCTGCTTTTGCAGAGTGTTGACCTTGTTGTCTCCGGCAATGAACCACAACAGTTCCGCGATGATGCCACGCAGGAACACTTTTTTCGTGGTCACGAGCGGGAAACCGTCTTGCAGGTTGAATTCCATACGCGTGCCAAACATGGACAACGTTCCCACTCCGGTACGGTCGTGAGTCAGCTCGCCTTCCAGTACGACTTGTCGTAACAGTCTCTCATATGGCTGGTCGCGTTCCAATGTTCCGGCAACATAATTTTTGGCTTCTTCAGGTGTCATACGTTTTCCTTTCATCAGCCCATTAAATGGGTCAAGTCTTGGTCGGTTTCTATTTTCAGATTATCGTTCCGTTCTTTGCGACGACGATTATGAGTGCCCTCCAACCGGTCGGCTTTCTCCCGGCAATACCATTGGCCGAGAGGGAGAAGAACACTCACGAGCAGAGCTGCGATAAGCGCCAAACATTCCCAAGCACATGCCGTTCCCATAGAATCCCTATTGGCAGCGGAAGTATGTAACTCCAACCTAATATCGTGTTGGCCTTGTCCAGTCGGCTTATCTTTTTTCTGACTGTCGGGCGATGATTCTTTTTCAACCAATCTTGTTAAGCCCTCCGAATCGGTAGGAGAACTACAGCATACATCCTCGACTCAGCAAGTCACCGACATACTCCATGTCCACTCCACGCTCATTGAACGCCTTACGAGTGTAGACAAGACGATTCATGTTCGCATGGGACAGAACCCAACGTGCCAGCTCCGCACGTTCTGAATGGTCATTGTCGGCAATCGGCTTGTTACGTAACACAGCACGCTCCAACAGGTTGCGAAGACTCTTGACCTCAAGGTAATAGTCCGACTTCAACTTGAACATGTAGCCGTCAGCGTCATAAACCACCACACCCTCACGGTCAGACCAGCGGCGTTCCTCGTCCAACATATGCCACAGGCTATCCCGCTGTTCCTCAGTCGAAAAAACAGCCAGAACCTCGGGGCGGGTGAAGAATCTGTCAGTATCAATCAAATCGTCGGCGTCATAGTCGATATGGAAGTCGGCGGTGTTTTTGATGGCGTGCAGGAACACAAGCCGTGACGTATCATACCTGATGATATGACGGTCGGAATCTTGGTCGATGACTTCGAAAGCCAAGGTGACGTTAGCGTCATGGGCGATGTTCCACAACGCTTCCTCCTGACCGATGTCCAACGTTTGTTTGAAAAGACGTTGGATAAGATACGAATAGTCGGTCTGGCCGCTCTTCGACCAGAAACGCCAAGAACCGTCCTCACGCGCGGACACCAAGCCGAGGAAACCGTTCTCCTTGCGTTCCACGCGCACTGGAAACTTGAGACGCCTATCAATGTTCTCACGAGTGGTCTGCTCGTTCTCCCCAAGGTTGAAGAACTTCTCGAAACCTCGTGCGACAACCTTACCGTTCCCGTCAAGGAACAGTCCGCGAGCCTTGCTGGAATACTTGTCCCAACGCTGGTTTTTGAAAGCGTCACGGCTGAAATTGCAAGCGTATACGTCGTTCTCGCCCTTGACTGGGCGGACGTTCACGTTGTCGGAGTCGCGCATGAGTTCGAGCAGGTTCCTTCCATCCGTGGAGAAGTCGGCAAACCCGTCATTGGCCTTATGCGCACCCTGCTCCAACCACTTCGAGTAACGGTCGAGAGTCCACTTCCTACCATCTCTGAGCGGCGGCATATCCAACTGGATGGCACCGGTCAAATCACGTCCCTTTGCCGGTACGGCGGTATAACCGAACTCGGCATTGTCGGGAACACGGGTCTTGTCGTTCCACAGCAATCCCACGTCCACCAGTGCGAGGTCTCCGGACGGATTCATATGGTAGGTTCCGTCAACCTTCCTTACATGGATGTTGACCCAACGGCTTTCATGGTCAAGATTCTCATGACAAGTCTCATACTGGGTGCGCAGATACTCCTCCGGCACACGGTCGTTTTCCGGACGGGTCTGGTTGCGTTCCAGTAGAACGTCCAATGACGTGTTGAACGTCATGGTTTCCACATGTGCCTTATGACGGACGGCAATCTGCACCTCGTTCACGCAGAAACGCGGGTTGACGTGCTGGGAGTCGCTGATGACGTTCACACCCTTGGCAAGCAGGTCGCTGATGATGGTATGCGCCTGACGGACGAGAATCCTGTTCAACTGTGGATTCATGGTTTCATGCCATGCCTGACGACCTCCCGCCATCATTTCACGCAAACCGTCCAAGCTGACGATTACCGTATTGGAATCGACATGCTTACGTGCCCAAGTGCTCTTTCCTGAGCCGGGCAATCCTCTGAGAATGGTCAAAGTAGTCATTATCTTTTTTCTTTCGTTTCGTCTGTTTAAATTATTGAACCTGAACGTCGTACAGTTTTTCCAGTATTTCTTCGGTGGATTCTTCCCCACGGTATTCAGTCCGGTCTGACGTGTAGATGCCGTCCATAATCTCGTAAAGGGAGACTATGGTTTCGTCGGTCAGATTGGAGAGACGGCCTTCGATGTACGCTTTTTTCATGGCGGCTCTCGTTTTTCCGTCGGACACCTTCTGCTGGTCGAGCCATTCGTCGGCGTCTTTTTTCGTCTTGCGGACAATCGCCATGCGTAAGGCGTTTGCGTATTGCTTCTGGTAGCTATTCATTTTTTCTCCTTATGGTTTAAGACTTGTTTGTGTGAACAGTTCCAGTATAGCTATTGTTTGGACAAAAAGCAAACCATGACGCAAACCAAAAAACGCCCGCCAATCCAACAAGGAAAAAGACGGACGTTTCAAAAACGCTCAGACTCAACCCTCACGGAACATGCGAACCAGTTCAACCTCGGAAACTGGTCTCATATCCCAAGCGTCCAAGCCCACGTTGATTTCATTACGATTCTCAAACTCGCGTGGCATGTTCGCATGAGTGTGTCCGTGCAACAATCGCATGTTCTCCCCCACTTGCGGGATGGCATATGGGCGAAGCTCCGGCTTCGCCCAATTAGCTGCCACCCCATCCAAAGCGGGAAGGTCGAAGTCCTCACGCCATTGGAAGTGGCAGAGGAACACGGGCATGACGGTTTCGCCATCCGTAATGTCAGTCATACCGATACGCCCGATTTCCCCGAACGCTTCGGTCAAATCCTTGAAGCCCTTGCTCTTACCGTACAGCACGTCATCATGGTTCCCGAGAATCAAATGCCGGTTATTACGAGGGCAACGCAGACCCTTAATATGCATAAGCGCCTGATGAAGACTCCAAGCACCGCCACTGCACAAGTCCCCGAGAATGTAGAGTTCATCATTCGGCCCTACGATTTCGTTGATACGGTCAGTCACGTCCATATCATGCCGATACCAGTTGACGCAGTCCTTGACCTGCATGTGGGCTTCGTTCGCCTGTTGCTTGATGGTATTGTCCGAAGTGAAACCGGGCTTCGCATATCCCCGTAATGCGGCCACAAACGGGTGGGCGAAGTGAGTGTCAGAAGTAAAGTATTTGGTCATTGTCTTTTCCTTAAAAAAGATAAGGAGATAGGATTGGCCCCTATCCCCTAGAATTACGAACTACTTGATGGGAACAGGAACAGCCAACAGCTCATTATTGGCGTTCTGCACGAGAATTTCCGGCGAGTGGAACCGCTTTGCCCAGTGGTCGAACTGTTCCTCTGTAAGACCGGTGTCCTCTCCGCTTTCGGGGTCGAACCCTGAGATGAAGAACGTGCCCGCCATCATTTCCACGATTTGCGAACCGGCCCTGTTATCGAGGTCGTATGCCCTGATTGCACGGTTGAGGCTCCAACTGCCGAGTTTGCCTTCCTCGTTGCAGTAGATGGTGGCTCCGTTTTTGAGGCCGTATGGTTCGATGTAACCGCCTACCTCATGCTGTTTCGCTTCGAGGGTGTTGGGGATGGTTTTGCGAATGGGTTTATCGTCCTGCTTGATGACGAGGATTTCGATGGTTTCCTGCCTGTCGCTCATTTTCACTCCTAGCTTGTTTGTGTGAACGATTCCACTATATCACATCGTGAGAAAGAAGCAAAATCCCGCAAAACCATAAAACACAAACGCCCCTCAATGCCGTGGAAAATACAAAAACCTCCAACAAACGAAAGGGGCAAAACGTTGAAAACCAAAGAATTCAAGGAAGTAACCGTCTGCGAGGACGAAAGCGAAGCATACGAATACTGAAACCACCATTCCGACCCGAACCCATACGATTGTTGCAACCTACACAAAACAGGTGTCCCGCCATTAGGTGACAGTAATAGATTTAGAAAGACAGAAGCCAACTGACAAAAAGAAAGAGTCCGGCTGGTGCTCAAAATCCGCAAAACACCTACCGGACTCTTCTTAGAGGGTAATCTATTCCAAGGTTCGATACTTATATGTGGGACTAACTGTTCCAAGAGTTAGAACCGGCGAACATGGCAATCATTACCGCCATTCGTTTCCTTGTTCAGCTTATCTTCGTGATACCGACAAGATGATTGCCATTCCCGTTGCAAGTCTGCATCCAGTCACCGGAGTCGGGAGCATACTGGGCACCCTGAACGCTCTGTCCGTTAACCCGATAGGTGGAGCCGTTCATGGTGAACGTCTGACCCGCTTGCAGATTGTTAATCCACGCGCCACCCGTATTGTTGTGTTGCGCATACACGTGGCCGTTGCCATAGTTCAAGTCCACGATGCCGCCGCCGTCAACCGCGCCTTGGCAGTGGTCTGCGGCAGAAGTCAAATTGCAGGACATGGAACTGTAGTAGCCGCGCGGAGTGGACTGGATTGGAGTGTAGGAACCATAGTTGGAACGGGTAGTCGCATAGTTTCCGTTCGTAGTGTCGGACGCCTGAGAATAGGACGCCGCCACTACGCTCTGCTGACGTTCCTGTCCGATACGGGACTGACGTGCGTTCATATCGTCGGACACCTTGTTAATCAGCTTGTCCAATTCGGACACGTCCACGCTCATGGTTTTCACGTCCGTGGATTCCATCAGATACTTGGCCTTCTCCAACAGGTCAGACAGTTTATCGCGATTGTTTTCATCGTCCACGTTGCCGTTGGATGATTCCAAAATTCTCTTACCCTTATCAACCATATCGGCAAGCTTCTTCCTCATATCATTAAGCTTGTGGGAGGCGATGGCGGTATCCACAGATTTGGCCGTCCGGTCGATGGAACGGATAAGAGAGTGAATGCGATTATTGGACTCGACCGTCTTGTCGGTCAGGGATGAAACGGTGAAGACAGTAGCCTTCTCTTTTTGCGACATGTGGATTTTAGTCGCTTCCGTTAATTGGGATTGCAATGCCTCACGGGCAATACGGGTAGCGTCATCATCGTCACGAGTGACAATGGTCTTGTTTTGAACGTTTTCCGTATCCTGTTTCAAACGTGCAGTCAGAGTGACTGTATGGTTCAATGCCGTCTCATATTCTTTCCGATTCTGCATGAACTCATTGGCGGTAGCCGTGTTGGCGGGAATAAGAACCATTGCGATAACCAGTGAGATGAACATGATGGTTCTCATGGTCTTGGTGTTGGTTTTCAATTTTTTGCTTTCTTTTTCTTTTTGATTTGGTTTCTTTTTGTGGAATATGTTTTTAAGGCTTTAACCTAGGAAAGCCATTTCGTCGGCTAGTTCGTCTTCGCCTTTTTCTCTGAGTAGGTTTGCCACACCATATCGTTGATTCCAACAACGCACTATGGTGTCCGCTTTTATGTTGGGCGCTCCCCAGACGGTTGGTAGGATGGAACATTCGTCCGGCTTGTGGCTGATGCCGTAGCATGTTCCGTTTACGGTATTGTCATAGACGAGTCGAACCGGCTTACCGCAGAATGGGCATGGGGCTAGATGGAAACTCAAAGAAGCTCTCCTAATATCTCTTCGATTGGGATGTCTTCTTCCACGTCGATAGTCTTATACAAGGAACGTAGAAATAAGGCAGTATTCCAATTTAGGTTTCTTTCGTGTGGACACTTCTAGTATAACACGTCTTTGGTTTAGTTTTACCGCACCTAGTTCCACTCTGCCGTTGCATGTCGATTAGTCGAAATACTTCCTCCTCATCCAAATCGACCCAACGCCCGTCGAACGGACTTTGATAGAACTCGTTTTGCGGCAGTGGACGAATCTCACCATCTTTCAAACGGATTCCTCCCTCTGTTTTCGACATTCACGGAAGACGCGCAGAAGAATCCGCGTAGCCGCCTGTTCCGGAGTCAAACCCTTCAAGTCCAATACCGGAATAATGGTGGAACCAACATTCACATGCAGTCCGCCGATAATGCCGTAACAGTAGTCATTATAGGTTCTTAATTCGGCATGGACTCCACGGTACGGCATGGAAATGTTTTCCACGTCCCCGTTGCAATCCCAGTGGGACCCGCCATGCCGTTCTATCAAATCCAACAATGCGTCTTTGACCTGCGAGCCGAACGTGGAAGCCGAATATGTGATTTTAGGCGTCACATAGTTCATGCATCCGCAGTTCGGACAAGGATACGGCTGCTGTTGCCCGATTGTTCCACCGTACAGCCGGGTGATAGGAGTGGAACAGTATCCGCAATCCAGCCTGCCGTTGATAACCATTTTGATACTAACTCCTCTATTCGGTTCCATATTTTTTTTTGACGGCTTCACTCGGCGGCATTCCCGCATATTCGAATACAGGAAGCCCCTCATGGTTGACGTTCACATGCAATCCGTCAGTCCTTCTTCTGTAATCTTTTTGCACGTCGTTCTTCGGGAGTGCCGAAACGCTTGTAGTAGCATTCCTTGGAGCAGATGTCGTAGGCTTTCATGCCGGAATAGTAGGGGTATTTTCGACCGCATTCGGCACATGTTCTGGTGGCCGTAGCCATCATGTTTTTGGCGAAGGCGATGCCCTCCGGAGTTCCAGTTGCGATATACTTGTCACCGCGCTTGACGTAGGTGACGCACCCGTAGTGGCGGAGCCGTTCCATGCTGGCTTTGGCTGTAGGCTGGGAGACGTAGTTCCAGCCGTATCCTTTGCGGGAGATTTCCTCAAGAATGTTGAACATGTCGTATTGGAGGTACTTGCGTTCAGGCTTGTACTGTCCGACATGTGTTTCAACGAACTCGCTGATAGCATCCATGTCGGGGATGAACCAGTCTCCGATGGTGGAGTAGTGTTCGATTCTTCCGAAGCCTTTCCGGACTAGGGATTCGAGGATTTTCTTGGTTTGCTCCAAGAGGATTCGACTGTTGTCTTCCCGCTTGTCGCGGGATGAAATGAATTCCAAGAGACTGTATTCGTCTGCTGTGATGTTGTTCATGTTCGTCTCCTTTATGAAAGATTTTGTGTGAACAGTTCCAGTATAGTGCATGTTGGCTGAAATGCAAAAAACAAAAAGCCCCAACCCTCCTATCAGGAAGGTCAGGGCTTCTAATCTCAAAGAGATATCAGTCGTCGTTGCGGCGGACAGAACGCTTCACTCCAATGAAACCGACACCCATCATTCACAGCCTTCGCCGCCGCCAATCGTCTTATCGACACACGCACGAACGCTTTTACAGGGCGAGTATGGTGACACGCGGATACGGCCTTGCCTTCAACGCGCCGCGGTCGCCCGCGTTGAACCGTTTCATCATCTCCCCGTACCGGTCGGACAGCGCACCCCTCACCGGCATGTCCACGTGCTCAAGGGAGACGCAGTTGGAGAACATGGCCGGCCCCCTGTCGTCCATCTCTACGTCGGAGGGAAGCTCCAGATTGGAGATGTCCAGCCTGCGAAGCCGCTCGCAATGCATGAACATGCGATTGATGTCCTTGACCTGCGGC